AGTAAATGCAGCTATTTACGCAGATAGAACAAACAGTGGTTCTAATTATAAAAGTGATTTAGTTTTCATTACAAATACGGGTGCAAGTGGTACAGATACTTCAGAAAAAATGCGTATAGATAGTTCAGGAAGATTAGGTTTTGGGGTTACACCTTCGCCTATTTGGAGTAGTTTTTGGAAGCCATTACAAATAAATTCAGGTTCTGCTATTGCAGGATATACGAGTGGGTCAAGTGTTGCAACAAGTATTTCAACAAACAATGTAACTGTAGGAAACACTTATGTATTAAACAATAAATATTTAGTAGATGGTGCTGCTACTTTATATTTACAAGATATTGCTGGAGAACATAGCTGGTATAATGCAGCTTCAGGAACAGCAGGTAATGCTATTACTTATACAGAAAGAATGCGTATAGACAGTTCTGGAAATGTAGGAATTGGGGTGACTTCGCCAACCCGTAAATTAGATGTTGCGGGCGAAATTACGCATGAAGGATTAGTACCAAAAGCAGGTGCTTTTGTAGACGGGCTGGTTACTATAAATAAAACAGTTTCAACTACAGCAAATACTTGGACTAGTTTAGATATTAGTTTGTCTAATATAGGCGGCACGGGAACGTTTGCAGTTCAGGTGTATAGCGATGCACATGGTAGCACTGGAGCTGGTTGGTACGGTATGTATTGGAGTGGTATAATGAGCTGGTATCATACCGGTGTTAATGATGATGATATAGATGAAATACCTTTGCATATGGCGGGGCATGCACGAAATAACAATACTTTAGAATTAAGAACAAAACTACATATAAATGATGGAACTAGCTATGCAAACAGATGCGAATTACAAATAAAAACAGCTAACACCATATCATCCGCACCAATATCTTTTAGATTTAGAAAACTATTATAAATAAATAAATAAAAAAAAATGGCAATAACTTACAAATGGACAATTAATGCGTTAGACGCAAAAATTTCACACGATAGCAAAGACAATGTTATCAACACAATTCACTGGAGCTATGTAGCCTCAGAGGGCGAGGCTCCTAATATTTACCAAGCAAATAGTATAGGAACTCATTCTGTTGAATACGACAAAGATAATTTTACAGAATACAACAAAATAAAAGAAAGTGATGTAATAGCTTGGCTAGAAGCTGGGTTAGATGTTGACGCTATGAAGGCTGGTTTAGATGCACAAATTGCATTACAAAAAGTCCCCGTAGACAAAACATTTCATTCACCTTTTACTGAGTCTGTTGAAGAATAATTAGAAATCAAGTAAAACAAGTGATAATAAATTATAACCCAAACAATTAAATTAAATTTAAAAAAAAATTAAAATTATGGAAAACCAAGAACAAAAAATTACACCAGAACAATTAGAAGAATTACAAGGTTATGTAGGTAAATTAAACAATGCTGCATCCCAAATTGGAAACTTAGAATTGCAAAAACACAAAATTAACCACGCTGCTTCTGAAGTTCAAATGGATTTAAATAAATTCCAAGCAAAGTTAGAAGAAAAGTACGGTAAAGTACAAATTAATATTCAAGACGGTACGTACGAAGAAATCGTAGAAGATGAGTCTAGTTCGTAAAATAAGTATAGGTAGAGACTATAAGAATGACGCTATGCACTATGCGGTTGGCCAAGAAGTATATGGTGGCCACACAATATGTGACATAGTTGAAAATGACGATAAGTTTTCTATTTATATTAAAAAGAAAAACGAAGTATTACCGTGGAAAGACTTTAATAAAAACATGGCAATAGCCGTGGAATACAATTTAGAATATTAATGCAAAGTTTATTTGATTTTATTATAAAACCAAAAAACGAAAGATACGATAATAAAAAATATATAGATGGTCAAGAGCTCTTGGTTAATACTGAGATCTCTGATCATCGGTATATTAGTCGTAACGGAATAGTTTTAAATACACCAAAGTCTGAGGATACTGAAATTCAAATAGGAGATGAAGTTATACTACATCACAATGTATTTAGAAGATGGTACAATCAGCATGGTATAGAAAAAAACAGCCGAAGTTATTATAAAGATAATTTGTATTTTGTAAAGTCAGATCAAATATACTTATATAAACGAAATAACGAATGGAACGCACCCAGAGGCTTTTGCTTCGTTAAACCAATTCAATCTACTAATATATTAAATAACGAGAAAGAACAAGCCCTAAGGGGCATTATAAAATACGTTGATAAAGACGTTAGCAGTTTAATAGAGAAAGAAGATTTAGTTGGGTTTACACCAAGCAGTGAATATGAATTTATTGTGGAAGGTGAAAGAATGTACAGGGTACTAACAAGAGAAATATCTATTAAATATGAACGTCAAGGAAACGAAACAGAATATAATCCTAGCTGGACATGAAGCAGTTAAAGAACTTATTAAAGTTGCTAAAGAACCTATTGTTGAAACTGATGATGACATCTCAGCCGATAGACTCAAGAACGCTGCAGCCACTAAAAAGCTCGCAATATTCGATGCATTTGAGATATTAAATAGAATAGAAGAGGAGAAGGGAATACTAGAAAACAAGCCTAAAGAAGAAGTAGATAATACTTTTAAAGGTTTTGCAGAAAGAAGATCTAAGTAATGTACAAGCAAAGTTTATATAAAGTTATTGAACCCATAAAAATAACCAGCATTAAAAGATTGAATAGATCTAAAAAATGGGAATATGGATATAATGAGGAACATGACATTATTGTTATATCAAAGACAGGCCAAATAGGAGAAGTGTATAGCATACAGAATTTAAAAATTGCGTTGCCAAAATCTAAAGAAGTTGATACTCACAATGACAAGTGGACTCCACACGAGTATCCTAAGGAGCTTAAAGCAATCAAGAGTATATTTGATTGGAAGGATTATTCGGACGAATTTAAACAAAGATGGCATGCATATATTGATAAAGAATTTACTAAACGAGATGAAGGGTATTGGTTCAAAAGTAAAGGGGTTCCCACTTATATTACTGGCACTCACTATATGTACTTGCAGTGGACCAAGATTGATGTTGGGAGACCAGACTTTCGAGAAGCCAATAGATTATTCTTTATTTATTGGGAAGCGTGTAAAGCAGATAGAAGGTGTTACGGAATGTGCTATCTCAAGAATAGACGTTCAGGTTTTTCGTTTATGGCATCCTCGGAGACAGTTAACTTGGCTACCATATCTTCCGATGCACGGTACGGAATACTGTCCAAATCTGGAGCCGATGCGAAGAAAATGTTCACAGATAAAGTGGTACCAATATCGATCAATTATCCATTCTTTTTCAGACCCATACAGGACGGTATGGATCGCCCCAAGACAGAACTTGCGTACAGAGTACCCGCTTCGAAATTTACACGTAAAAGATTCGAGTCGAAGGATAGACATCAAGAAATTGCCGGATTGGACACCACCATCGATTGGAAAAATACCGGAGATAATTCCTATGATGGAGAGAAGCTCACACTTCTCGTCCATGATGAAGCTGGAAAATGGGAGCGTCCGGAAAACATCCTCAATAACTGGCGCGTCACAAAAACCACCCTCAGGCTCGGTTCGAGAATAATAGGCAAATGTATGATGGGGTCAACGAGTAATTCTCTTGACAAAGGAGGCGAGAATTTTAAAAAATTATATAATAATTCAGATGTTACTAAACGGAATAAAAATGGACAGACTCGCTCGGGATTATATTCTTTGTTCATACCTATGGAATGGAATTTCGAAGGATTCATCGATTCTTATGGAATACCTGTCTTTAACACACCGAGCAACCCTGTCAAAGACCACCAAGAAGATAATATCGACATCGGGGTTATTGAACATTGGGAGAATGAAGTTGAGGGATTAAAAGGGGATCAAGACGGTTTAAATGAATTTTATCGTCAGTTTCCAAGAACTGAAGAGCACGCATTCAGAGACGAAACAAAAAATAGTATATTTAATTTAGTAAAAATATACGAGCAAGTAGACTTTAACGAAGAGGCAAAGTACAGTGCTTTAGTTACAAAAGGAAGCTTTCAATGGCAAAATGGTATTAAAGATACAAAGGTTGAATTTATACCTAATCCAAACGGAAGATTTAATGTTAGTTGGGTTCCACCCGCACATTTACAAAATAAAGTAATACTAAAAAATGGAATTAAATATCCTGGAAACGAACATAGCGGTGCATTTGGCTGCGATAGCTACGATATATCCGGGACTACCGACGGTCAAGGATCTAAGGGCGCTTTACACGGTCTCACAAAGTTTAGCATGGAAGAAATTCCTGCTAATATGTTTTTTTTAGAATATATAGCTAGACCGCAAACAGC